TTCGGTTACCTGTCAAATTTATGGTATCCAACTTGAAGCAGGAAGTTACGCAACATCCTACATCCCTACCTATGGGAGTAGTGTGACTCGTGTTCAAGATGCTTGTTTTGGCGCAGGAGATGCTACAACCTTTAATTCTGCCGAAGGAGTATTGTATGCGGAGATAAGTTCTTTTGAAGGAGCGAATGAGGACAGACAAATTAGCATAAGCGATGGAAGTAATTCTAATAGAGTAGGATTTCAACTTTTAGCAAATGGAACACAAATCCAATTCTATGTGGTAAGTAGTGGTTCGGCTATAGTAAACTCTTTTCAAACTATTGATGCAACTAATGGAATTAAAATTGGTTTTTCATACAAAGCCAATGATTTTAAAGTTTATGTAAATGGTTCTTTAATTGTAACAGATACAAGTGGCGCAACTCCTATTGGTTTAAATGAATTAGCATTTGATAGAGGAACAAGAGGAGATGCTTTCTACGGCAATGTAAAACAAGTTCTTACTTTAAACACCACTTTAACAGATTCAGAATTAGCAGCACTAACAACAATCTAATATGAAAACATTTAGAAAATACTCTTTTGGCTCTAAAGGAGCAGCCACTACAAAGATTAACGCATTGGGTACTGAAACCAATGAAGAAGGAGATGTAGTACCAACTCATAGCCACGCTATCGTACATCTTGGACACTTGGTAGAAACCGAAGGTACATACGATGAGGAAGGAAACGAACTCACCGCACCTGTACTATCTTCTACCTACCACATTGATGTGCTATGGGATGGTGAGCCTGTTGAGTCTTGGGACTCTGCTATGGTATGGTGTGCGCCTATGGGCGTTCATACTTTTGGAAGCAGTTCTGCTATTCGTGAGTGGACTGAAAAGTGTAAGGAGTTGCATCCTGAATACTTCCCAGAGCCTACTGAAGATCTGATCTAATGAGCAAGGATAGATATAATGTTCCTCAGGATAAGCGGAGGGGATGCCTTTGTAGAGATGGAAAGAGATATTCCAGAGAATGCTGCAATGGTGATTATATGAATCAAGGAATAGGGAAGATCACTAAAGTAGACGAAGAATGAGAAACATAGAGAAGATTATAGTTCATTGTGCGGCTACTCGTGAGGGACAAGATATTAAGACAGATACAATAAGAGATTGGCATCTCAAGAGAGGTTGGTCAGATATCGGCTATCACTATGTGATTGAGTTGGATGGTACTATCGGTATAGGAAGACCTATTGAAAGAAGCGGAGCGCATACAAAAGGGCAGAATAGCAATAGTATTGGAGTTTGTTATGTGGGAGGTGTAGAGAGTGATGGAAAGATTCCAAAGGACACACTACACGGAAAGCAGTTAGAATCTATGGAGAATCTACTCAAAGGATTGATTGCTGAATACCCTGATGCAACGCTTCATGGGCATAATGAGTTTGCATCTAAAGCCTGTCCAAGTTTTGAAGTATCGGACAAGTTCCAACACTTGATAAAATGATAAAGCGTTGTTTAGGTAATCTAAAGGAGATATTCCTGTATGCCGATAGTCAACCTACGGAGATCATGTTAGGGATGTTAAATTTCATTTTGTTGCTTCCTGCGACTATGATAGAATTAGGATGGATTCCTATTTATCAGATCACAGGAATCTTTGTTGGTGGCTTTCAGTTATTTGCGGTAGCGAGACAGGATATAGGGATGAGAAAAACTGCCTCTTTTTTGAGTTTTGTGGTTTTTACTATGACTATTGTTCTTTATGGATCTTGCGGATATTTCTGGAAAAGTGCAAGTCATTGGGGATGGGTGGTATTATGGCTATCCTCATTAAGTAGCGTAAAAAGAGTAACAACTGAATACTACCATAGAAGATGGAACAACAAGGCATAATCATTGCAATCATTACGGCTCTTACAAGCGGTGCTGCTTGGAAGTTCTGGGAGCAAAAAATGAAGGCGAAGCAGGAGGAAAAAGAATTAGATAGGAGAGAGGACTTCGCATATCGTGATGATCTGAAGGCTCGTGTTCAGAGATTGGAAGAGTTGCTTACGGAGAGCAATGAGAAGGTATTGGAATTGACTGCTGAGGTTCATGCTTTGAGAACGGAGGTTGGATTCTTGAAGAGAGAGAATGATAGATTGAGAGGATGATAGATCGTATATTAGGGAATTGGAAAACTACTGCGGCAGGATTGATCCTGTTTATATCGGGGATGATAATGGTAGGAATGGAGAAGGCTACATTGACAGAGGCAGGAGCATTCTTTGGTGTAGCATTTGTATTATTTTACTCAAAAGATAAATAATGAACGATACAGATTTCGGTTTTGGAAATGACTTTGAAGATTTCGTAGATGAATTAACCAACAAGGAGCAACCGAGTTGTAACCTTGATAACCCAGAAGAATGTGAAGCCTGTGGTTCGTAAATGGGTAAGCGGAATAATAAGAGCAGTTCTAATAGTAGGGCTGCTTTTTTTGACTCAGGGATGTGGTGCGAAGTGGCACCTGAATCGTGCAATTGCGAAAGATCCTACCATCTTAGATTCGGTTGTCCTAAAAGTGGACACAACAATCATAACTCAAATACAAGAGGTTAGAGATACTTTAATTCTCCAGAGGATAGATACCATCACTTTAGAGAGAAATGGTGTTAGAATTGATCTGAGGCGGTTCTATGATACTATTGAGGTAGATGTTCAATGTCCTCCTGATACAATCAGGATTCAAAAGGAGATAAAAGTTCCTCAGGTGATCTACAAGGAGAAGAGTTTTGATAAATGGTTGATATCTATCTTGATAATGTCATTTTTCCTATCTACCTTCGTTTTTATTAAACTATATAAATAATATATATACTATATTATACTAATACTCTCTGTAAGAGAGTTATACTATGACAACAAGAGAGAAGTATAGTAAGATTGAGAACAAAGAGATAGAAGATGATTTTTCAAATCACTTATATTCTCATTTTGGTTTCTATGATAGAAACATCATTAGGTATTCTCCAGAGTTAGAGAAGTATTATCTTCCAGATAATGCAGTTAAGTGAGGCACAGGATATCTGTATGCTCCTGAGAGAGGATGGATATCATGCTTGGGTAGTTGAGGGATATAGTATTCATATCCTGCTTAGAGGCGAATTATTAGAATTGAAGAAGAGTGAGAGATCCTGTTATAGATAAGTACCTTCATGAGATGGCTAAGTTGTTTCAGAACTTAGGAATAGATTCTTCTGCTGAAGAGCGATTATATGCTCAAGAGGAAGAGAGATCATATATCAGGAAGATCTATGAGATAGATCCAGAGGTGGGTAAGAGATTAGGATATGACTGATCATACTCGCATAGAAATCAAGTTAGGTAAGATACCTTCATTGAATAAATTCTATTCTTCTCCTCATTGGACTTTTAGATCCAGAGAGAAAACTAAATGGAAGGAGATCATTACTGATCAATTAGATTATGACTTCCAATTCAAATACTGCATTATTACTGCTAAGGTTAATTACAGGTATGATCTGGACAATTGCATCATGGCGATTAAGTTCACTCAGGATGCTCTTGTAGATGCAGGAATGATAGCAGATGATAATAAGAAATTCATCAAGGCAGTTCGTATAGAACCTGCTACTGACATCCCTAAGGATTCTTCTGTGATCCTGATAGAGGGAGAAATAATTCACAAATAAGTTTGATATCTCAGATATCTTTTTTTTCTTTGAGCAAATCTTAAAGAAGAGAGATATGAATATGGAGAACATTTATCAGATCATTGAAGATCTTGAGACATTTGCTGATCAGGTAGGAAGTGAATGGATGAAGGAGAGACTCGCTATGTTAGAGGCTCACATCGGACAATTAGAAGTTAATCAATCAATTTAATATCATGAAGAAAGGAAAAGTAGTTTCTGTATCTCCTAAGGGAGACTTTGCCTTCAACGGCAAAACATTTTACAAGTTCTTTGTATCGTTAGATAATGGCGATAGTGGAGAATACAATTCAGTAAAGGCTGATCAAGACAAGTTCCAAGTAGGTGCTGAGGTTGAGTATGAACTCACCTCTAATCAGTATGGGAATAAGATTAAGCCTGTATACAATTCTGGAGGTGGAGGCAATTATTCTGGAGGATATTCCAAGAGCAATTATTCATCAGGATCTGATGACAAACAAAAGATGATTGTTAAGCAGTCCTGCTTGAAAGCAGCAGTTGATTTGTTAAAGGATAAAGGTGCTAAAAGCACAGATGTTCTAAAGGTTGCTGATTCATTTGTTGCTTGGGTATTGGAAGAGCCTAAGGAAGAAACCACTTACAATACTCATTTCTCATCAAGAGAAGAAAAGATTCAAACTGCACAGGCTATCGTGAATGGTCAAGCAGTTGAGGATGATCTACCTTTCTGATAGATTGATGTGTTAGGAAGAGGGGAGTAGAAATGCTCCTCTTTTTTTTTCTCTTAAATGAGGATATTAAAAAGATATTGTTAATTTAGAATCATGATTCATAAACACATTATAAGATCAGAATCCACTATCTCCTATCTTGAAAAAGCGAGGGCAGGTAAGATTGCTGAAGCATCAAGATTCGGAGTTCCAGAGATAGATGATTATCTGAGATTCAAGTCAGGAAATTTCATAGTAGTTACAGGTCATGCAAATGTGGGGAAGACTCATACGATGACCTACCTACAATTGCTACACACCTTAGAGAATGGGACTAAGTGGTTGATATATTCTTCAGAGAATGAAGTACAATCACTCCAGAGAAAGATAATTGAGTTCCTTGCAGGGAAGCCCATCAATCAGATAGATGAGCAGACCTTCTGGAGACATCATGCCTTTGTGGAGGGACATTGGGCATTCTTAGATTCAGAGTTGATAGTAAATGCTTTTGAACTCTTGGAGATTGCTAAGGAGATATATGAGGCTTGGGAATTTCAAGGGATGATGATAGATCCCTATAATTCACTAACGATCAGGAAAGAGGATTTGAAAGGTATATCAACACACGAATACCATTATGAGGTAACAAGCCATATAAGAAAGTTCTGTAAGGAATATAGAGTAACTACGATCCTGAATACACATCCTGCTACGGAAGCCTTGAGAAAGGTATATAAGGGATCTCATGAATATGCAAACCATACGATGCCTCCTATGGCTTCAGATGTTGAAGGCGGTGGTAAGTTCGTGAATAGAAGCGATGAATTCTTTGTGATCCATAGATTCACTCAGCATGAGCGAGATTGGATCTATACAGATATTCATGTAAGGAAAGTGAAGGAATTAGAATCAGGAGGTAGACCTACCTCTCTGGATCAACCAATAAGATTAAGATCCAAACAAGGCAATTGTGGCTTTGAGGTTAATGGATTAGATTTGATAACTAAAGAAAGAGTAGTAGATGGATCTCCATTTTGAAGGCAATAGGCTATACTATATGGAAAAGGAAGCAGAGTTGTTCAGGGCTCTGGATTACCTCAGCAAGGAATTAGGAAAAAAACAGGCGATGTCTGAGGAACAGATGTGGGAGGTATTTCATATCTGCTCAGATACTGCGGCTATCTATCGCCACATCACAGATTACTTCTCAACGCTTGATAGGTTGATCTTAGATGCGAGGCTGAAGAATGATAGACTGAAGCAGGAGATGTATGATCTGAAGAAAGAGAATGAGAGATTAACAGAGATGATAAACAGACACATGGATGGATTTTAAGAG